TGGTTTTGACTTATGATAGAGAACATTTAGGAAATAACGTGTTGAAGTATGGTCACGTTCAGGCCTTTTTGATGCGTCTGCGTACTTATGTGTCTCGTCGTTATGGAAAGACTGGTCTCAAGTTTTTTGCTGTTGGTGAGCATGGAGATAAGAAAGGTCGTATGCATTGGCATATGATGATTTTTGGATGGAAGCCAGATAAAGATAGAGAAGAGTTTGAGGTTTATCCTTCTGGAAAGACAAAAGAGCCCCGCTTTAAATCTCTAAAGTTACAGGAGTTTTGGCAACAAGGCTATGTAGATGTTACAGAGTTCGATGATACTCATGCCTTTTATATAGCCCGTTACTGTCAGAAGAAATTTGTCCAAGGATCAGATTTAGACAGTATGATAAAACAGCCTATGGAAGAGCAGAAGTATTGTTCTCCTGGATTAGGCAATGAATACTTCTTTAAGTATATGAAGACCATGCTTCGAGAAGGAAAGATTGAGGTGTCTGGATATTCGTATCCCATACCTCGATGTTTTAAAGATTTGATGAAGAAGCTTGTTTCTGATGATGAAGAGTTTCAGACTAAGTACTATGATGACCTTCGTAAAAGGTTAGATCTGTCTTTGATATCTAAGTTTTTAAAAGGTTTTTATGATCTAGCTAGACAGCGTAAAGTAGAACTTAAAGAATTGTTTGATTGCTATAATCGCGCTGTAGCTAATATGGCTAATTCTCCTTTGAAACCGCATACTTCGGATCATGACGGTGAGTTAGGAGAGTGTTTCAATACAACTTAAAAGGATTTTTATATGACTATTCATTATTATTCCATTTATGATCGAAAAGCAAAGTCTTTTGGAGAATTGCTATCGTTCCCTTCATGTGAGAAGGAGGCAGCAAAGAGATGGTTTCGCGATATTGTCTTGAATAATGACCCTAAAAATTACATAGCGAAGTATCCAGAGGACTTTGATCTTTACTACATTGGTTTTTTTGATAAGTCTCAAGGAGAGTTTATCTCAGAAGTTGCAGATCCTGAATCAGGAATAGCTTCTGATCTTCGAGAGTTTATTATGAGTGCCGTTGTATTTTTTGCGGATAAAGTGGAAGAACCTACAGAGGAATAGATGGCTAAAGGAAGACGTTTACCTTCAGTGATGAAGAACCGGTTTGCTACGGTCCCAATTGCAAATATTAGACGGTCATCGTTTGATCGTTCGCATGCTTATAAGACTACATTTGATGTGGATTACTTAATTCCCATCTTTGTAGATGAGGTGCTTCCAGGTGATACGTTTTCCTTAAGATCAACCCATTTATGCCGGTTGACTACTCTGGTCCAGCCAATTATGGACAATCTCCGGTTAGATCTTCAGTTTTTCTATGTCCCGAATCGTTTGCTTTGGGACAATTGGGAAGATTTTATTACAGGAGGCGATCAGCCTGTAGCTTGGACAGGTGAGAATCCTGCTGATAAGTTATTCTTGCCTCAGGCGATTTCTACTGAGACGAATGGTTATGCTGAGAGATCTATTTATGATTACTTCGGACTACCAACTAAAGTTGCAGGTTACCGGCATACCGTTCTTCCTTTAAGAGCCTATAATCTGATTTGGAACGAGTATTTCCGCGATCAGAATTTACAGGAGTCTTTGCCTGTATGGACTGGAGATGCCGATCCTAAGGTAGATCCTACTACAGGAGAAGAGTCTACAAATATTAATGCGGTTCCTTACGTTTATAAGTTGATGAGACGCAACAAACGATACGATTATTTCACAAGTTGTCTGGTCGGTCTGCAGAAGGGGCCAGCAGTTGGAATAGGTATAGCAGGAGGAGATTCTGGACGCTTACCAGTCCAAGGCTTGGCTCTTCCTCAGGTTTCTGTTGTTACGTCAAGTTCTAATACTTCTGGTGCTACTTTGGTTTCTCAGAATGGATATGTTCCTCAATATACTTTTGGAACATCTACTTCTTCTGTAACTGCTACTATTCCAACCGCTTCGGATCCTCAGAAAGTTTCTGATGTAGTTGTTAACTCTTCTCTTACATCTAATCCTTTGACTTCTGGTGGATATTTTACAGCTGATGGTTCTGCTACTGGTCAATATCTTTTGGATCCTAGAGTTGTTGTTGATGGTTCTTTGCCTATAGGTACAGCTTCGCTTCAGACTAAGTTTAATAATATTACTACTTCTGATGCTGCTAAGTATGTTGGTCCTTTGACTTCGGCTAATTGGCCCGTATACGTCGATCTATCGGTTGCCAGTTCGGTGACAATTAATTCTTTGAGGACGGCTATAACCCTGCAACGCTGGTACGAGATTAATGCCCGGGCAGGATCAAGGTATATAGAAAATATTTTAGCGCACTTTTCTGTGCATGCTCAAGATTATAGATTGCAAAGACCAGAGTACTTGGGAGGTTCTAAATGTTATGTTAGTATCAATCCTACGGTACAGTCTTCTTCAACAGATTCCACATCTCCTCAAGGTAATTTAGCCGCTTATGCGCTTTCTACCGATAGTAAACGGTTGTTTACTAAGTCGTTTGTAGAGCACGGCTGGATTATAGGATTAGCGAGTGTAACTTCAGATCTTACTTATCAAGACGGGTTAGACCGCATGTGGTCCAGATTTAATAAATATGATTTTTACTGGCCGACTTTTGCTCATTTGGGCGAACAAGAAGTTAAAAATAAGGAACTATATTGTCAGAGTGATTCTGTAATGGATTCTACTACTGGAGTAGCTGTGAATGATATGCCGTTTGGATATCAGGAGCGATATGCTGAGTATCGTTATAAGCCTTCTAAGATTACAGGTTTGTTCCGGTCTAATGCTACTGGTACGTTAGATAGTTGGCACTTGTCTCAGAAGTTTGCGAATTTACCTACGTTGAACACTACGTTTATAGAGTCGAATACTCCTATAGATCGAGCATTGGCAGTTCCAGATCAACCAGATTTGTTGGCAGATTTTTACTTTAGTCTGAGATGTGTAAGACCAATGCCTGTATATAGTGTACCAGGATTGAGACGTATCTAATCCAGCCGTGCTCTACTTATTATGAGTAGGCATTATTTAGTTGTATTATCCCCGCCCCCGGGGCCCAAGGAAGAGGAGCTGAAGCGAAGCGGAGGCTATCTCTGACGCCGGGCCCCGGGGGCGGAATTCCTTTTACCTCTAATCGCTCCAATAAGGATCACCATTTGGATGATCCTTATGGTAGCGGTCCTTTTTAGGAGTAGTTTATGGCGTTAAACAACGATCCCATGTCCCCGGACGAAGATATGTCTACTAACTTCTTTGATCCGTCTTTTCAGCAAGGCTTTATGAATCCAGGTGGACAACCCTCATCGGCATTACAGATTGCTTTGCCTAAGGCTCCAGGATTTGGACTTTCTAGTCTTTTTAATTTAGCAGGAGGAGCAGCTTCCGGCTATTTAGCTTATAAGGCTTCGAAGAAACAGAATGCTGTAATGAAAGAGATAGCTGAGAAGCAACAGGCTTTTCAGGAGAGAATGTCTAATACGGCCTATCAGCGTGCTGCCGCAGATTTGAAGGCTGCTGGCTTGAATCCATTGCTTGCTTTAGGATCTCCAGCCGGAACGCCTCAAGGAACTTCCTATACTCCTACCAATCCTATGGAGTCTGCTGTGAATTCCGCTGCTTCTGTCTTTTCTAGAGGAGTAGAACAACAATTGGCTCGTAATGCTGTGTTTCAAGCTCGTGTCAATAGTGCTTTATCAGCTGTTCAGCTTGCAACTAATTATGCGGATTTTATGCGTAATTATGGAAGGACTGGTGAGTTTTTACATATGGCAAAGCAAGTTACTGGTCTAGTTTCGAATCTTGTGAATCCGGCAGCTTCAGCGTTTGCGTTTTTAAAGTTACTTAAATTTAAGAAATGACCCCCTTTTGTATTGCCTCGACTCTCACGCGGAGTGAGAGTGAGGATCGCGGATTAATAAGAGTTTGATTAGAAGAGGTGAGCCGCGAGTTGGTAGTCACTTCGTTTTGGTATTTTCTAGAGGTTGTATGAAGTTTAGAACTATTTATGATGAAGAGCGTCCATCTCCAGGATTGAAGTGTGAAGATGAGACGTTGTGTTTGCAATATCAAGTAACAGAGACGTCTATAGAACGACTGGTTAAGTTAGCGAATCAGAATCCTGCGTATTTGAATGCGTTTAATTCTGGATTAGAAGATCGAGAGCCTCAATATGGAGAGTGTCCTTCACCTCTTGATTATCAAGATGCATTAGAGATTATTGCTCGAGGAGAAGAGGCGTTTTACGATTTGCCACCTGAAGTTCGAGTGAAGTTCTCCAACCCTGTAGAGTTTCTTACCTGGTTAGAAGATCCAGCGAATTACGATGAGGCCGATAAGCTAGGTCTTTTGGATCCTGAGAAGGTAGCGAAACGACGTGAGTCATTAAAAAAACAAGTTGTAACTGAAACGGTTTCTGAGTAGGTAAGCGCGGACATATGTTTACCTTGGATATATATGTCCGCGCCATACACATAGAGAAAAAAGAGAAAATTGAGGTGATTTTTCATGGCGAGAAGACGTAGACTGAGTCGAAGAGTGAGTAGAAGATTATTTAGAAGATCTGTTGTTAGAAGTCGAAGACGACGAAGATCGATGCGTGGTGGAATTAGATTTTAAGAGAAAAAGAAAAGGGAGTTTACTAGAAACTCCCCAGTCTTTAGTTTATAACTATGTGTACGAATTATAGTTTAATCAGTCATCATAGATCTTGTGAAGTAGATTTTTCTTGGTCCTCTAAACCAATAGAAGAAATTTCTGCTTTAGAATCTATTCAGAGTTTGAAATGGTCAAAATTCAAGCGTGGAATATTTTTTCCAAATATTGTTTCTAAGATTCACGATCCTAAAGAAAGATCCGTTATTGAAGTGGCTTTTCGTGATTTAGGTGATTCGTATCGTGTTCGTTCTTTTCCAGGTCGAACTCTTTTGTGTCACTCTGCACAAAGGTTTGTTCCTTGTGGAAAATGTAGTGAATGTTTAAATCAGCGGTCTAAGCTGTATGCTCTTCGTTGTTTAATGGAAGCCAGAGAGCACAAGGAAGCGTGTTCTTTGGTTTTGACTTATGATAGAGAACATTTAGGAAATAACGTGTTGAAGTATGGTCACGTTCAGGCCTTTTTGATGCGTCTGCGTACTTATGTGTCTCGTCGTTATGGA